CGCTCAATCCCGAGAAGCTAAAGGCGGTCGCCGCGGCCTCTACGGCCAAGAGATGAAGGCAGCAGCCTCGGCCCTGATGCGGAAAGCTATTGGATCCGTCGGATACCTGCGCTCCGGTGTGGTGAAGATCATCCGGATCTACAACCGAGGTTTTACCCAGTTCCAAAGCCCAAAATGGAAACCCCTGTCAAAGCCCGCAGGCTACAAGGCGCCCAAGAAGACCAACGCGGCCCTTGTCGCATTGGCCAACCAGTACGGCCTGCCTGAGGAGAATGTGGCCGTGCATAAAGGCACCAAGGCCAGAGGCATTCAGGCTGTGCCGGGATTCAACCCGACAGCCTCAGTGGTAATGACTGCCGGTGTGGCCGATAACCAATACAACCGGGTGGCGCAAATCTACAACCAAGCAATGCAAAAAGCCTTCGACGATGAAACAACGGAAATGGTCAACCACATGACCGAGGCCATGCTTGCAAACGGCAAGGTTTTGGTGGATAACGGCATCGACATCAAATGAACGGCGTTTCCCTCAGAGCTGAACAGGCGCTTGCGGATTATTTCGCAGCAGCCTCGTGGCCTGACGACTCCGTGCTGTTGCTTGAATCCGGCAGCCAGCTACTACTTCAAGACGGCTTTTCGATCATCTATTCCCAAGGCTTGGGCGTACCAGACGCGTTGCCTTCGTTCTCCCGAGGCGAATACGAGGACGAGGACACTCAAGACACGATGCCAGCATTCCCGCGCATCATTGTGTCGGCTCAGTCAGCGGCGCCGGTTCAGACGACCGACCTCACTTGCGAGGTGCAACTGCAAGTCGAGCTTCAGGTTTCCGCCGATGATTCCACCCGGGTCCAGATCCGAGAGACTGTAGGACGCCTTGACGGCTTGATCCTGCCCTTGTTTGACGACAATGGATCGGCAGTCTTAAATGCTGGCGTGGAATCCGAATGGGGGCCTTTCAATTCCCAGTTTGCGGTACCGGGAGACTTTGGAGGTTCCTCTATCGCAAACCGTTCAAGGACCTATCAACGCACCTTTTCAATTTACTGTTCCGCAACCATCTAACACAAAACACACATGGCTAATTCACTTGGACGGGTTTATCGTTTTGGGTCGCCGGCAACGCTCGAGTTTTACAACAGCGCCGGCACCCTTGTTGTCACCGCTTACACTTCGCCGGACATGGAGTCCTACGATCTCCAGCATGAATCCGACACCGATGAGGTCCGGAACAGTTCGGGCGAGGTTGTCGGCCACATTGCCTACAACAACCGGATCACCCTGACCGTTAATTTCATTCCTGCCGGATCCAGTTCTTCTGATGCATTGAAGGCAATGTCTGCCCCAGACGCAAACGGCACCTGCATTCTCTCAGGCGCCGCTGTTATCCAGTTTGGCGGATATGCCGATGCGATCAATGCGCCGACCGGCAATCGCTGGATCTATTCTGGTGGAGCCTCGTTGAAATTCACTCAGAGCGGCAAGGTGACCGGAACCGTTACCCTTAAACGGTACTCTGGCCTTACGGTCACCGGCGCCGCCCTCACATTGAGCTGATGACCCAATTGGCCGACATCCTAAACGCTACAGCCCAGCCTTGTCCCGTCGTGATGGGGCTGCGGCTGGTGCCGTATTCTGTCGGCCATTCTTTGGTGCTGCATCGGATGGGCTCACCTTTGGTTATTGGAGGCGCAGTAGACCGAGCCAACCTCATGGAGGCTGTCCTAGTGTGCTCTCAACCTGTTCAGGAATCACTTAAAGCCATGAGATCACCAATTCGAGGTTTGGTCATCTGGCTGTGGGCAAAAAGAATCAAGCGTCTTTCATTTGATGCAGAATTTGAGAAATGGAACGACTGGATGGCTAAGCAGTCGACGGCGCCGGAGATCCTGAGCAAGCCAGGGAAAGGGCGCCCGCTGGCTATGCCGTGGCCTGAAAGAATGCTAGCCTGCTGCATGGACATCGGCCTGCGAGAGGATACCGTCTTGGCTATGCCAATTGGTGACGCTGAGAGGCTTGTTCTGGCTCGCGCAGAGACGCATGGAGACATTGAGCTATGGAGCCCAAAGGACGAAGAGCTTTGGCGCTGGATCAAACAACGGGAAGCAACCAACAACTGAAACCATGGCCATCTTTTCTCTACTCGCCAAACTCGGCCTTGATGGCACCAACTTTGAGACCAATCTAAAAAAGTCTCAATCTCTCGCCAAAGGTGTTGGCCGTGAAATTTCTGGTACTTTGGCTGGAATTTTCGCAGTCGATAGACTAGCTGCTTTTGGTGTTCAAGCCATTGAAACTGCGGGAAAGTTAAATGACCTTTCAACTGAATTAGGAGTTTCTGCGGAGTTTTTGCAGGAAATGAAATTTGCCGCCGACCTTGGTGGATCAAGCCTTGAAGATGTGGCTTCGGCGCTTGAAAAAATCACTCTTGCTCGAGGTAAGGCTCTTGGAGGAGATCAAGGATTAATTGATGCATTTGCTCGTTTTGGAGTTACTGCCGAAGAGATTAAATCAGCAAAAATTGAAGACATCTTTCTAAAAATTGGAAAAGCTTTTGAAGGCGACGTAAATCCCCAAAACCTTTTGACACCATTTCGAGAACTCGCAGGCCGTAACGCTGGGGCATTAATCCCAGCAATGGCTTCAAGCCTTTTAGATGCTGGAAATCAAGCTAGGCGACTTGGCTTAATAATGTCCAACGAAGTCATTGCCGCAATGGACGACGCTAACGACCGACTTGATATATTGAAGGCAAAGGCTGTATCCGGAATGGGTGTCGTCATCGGATCACTTGTTGATCCGGTTTTGAAAGGTATTGAGCACGTTTACGCAGCGGTTGAGGCGTTCTTTTTGGCATCATCTACACCCGAAGGAGGCAGAGATTTGCCCGGGCCACAGATGATCAAGCACATGCTTTCACAAGCCAGGGAGGCATTTAGGACATCAATGGACGAATCCGATGCCGAGCAGCAATCAAAAATTGAAGCTGCAGCAAAAAGAGCAGAAGCAAGACGGGCCAGCCAGATTGAGCCAGAAAGCGAAAAACTTAAAATGGTTGCCGTTTCCGCAGCCTCCGGCGATCAACTGGCCCGCACCGGTGGCTTCACCGCATTCCAGTCTAACATGGACCGCTATTTTGGCGCCGTGAAGACGCAGGCCCAGGATATTCGGGACATTTCCCGTAACACCCAACGAACGGCTGAAGCTGTCTCAGAATAACATGGCAACGATTCAAGGCACACCAAACCCAGCGGCCGGCGAATACATCGAAGTCAGCCGTGCTTACGACAACAGCGGCAATGGGCGGGTGGTCCAACTGGTTTTTCGAGGTGACAAGAATACCCTCCGGATCGCCTCGGCCCAATGGGTGGCACTGGGCGCCAAGTACAGCATCCGAGAGGACGGCCCCTATTCTGAGGCAATCGTCACCATCGGCGGCAATTCATTTGACCCGGGCCTACCCATTGAGGACCAGACAGCGCCGCAGGTGGGTGAGTTGGCCGATATTCGCTATGAGTTCCGCACTGATTATGTCGACATTAGTGTGTTTGCGCTGCCTGCCGTAGCGAAGGAGGCTGAAGCCACTGGAGACCCAGCCTTTTACAAAAAAACAATTGAAGATGTGGTCAGGAATGGTCAAAAGCTCGTAGATGTTTCGCCCCTGGGAAACCTGCCAATTGCTCGCCGCATTTGGGCAAAGCTGGCCCGAGGCGAGGAATCCTTTCCAGTGGCTCGAGTAAGCTTGACGCGTATTGCTACCTTTTCAGGAAACCTTGGTTTGCCACAAGTTCCTCAAGGCATTCCCCCTGTTTACACGCCAATATCTTTTGGCGTTGTTTGGAACCTGCCATTCTCTGTGCGAAATATGCTTCCCCCGATTCCGGTCGATCCAAACACCGGACAAATCCAAGCGCCATCTGGCACCGCTTGGGGCTGGAAGTTAACAAACAACTCAACAAGCCTTGTCACAAAGACAAACCAAGTTGAGCAGGTTGTATCATGGACTTTTGCCCCATACGATCTCGACATTTACCCCTTCATCTAACAACCCACACCCACCTCTATGGCAGACGAAATTCAAATGACCGCCCGGCTGTACGCTTCCAAAAACGGAGCCTACCTGCCCTCAGTAACCTACACCAAGAGCGCCACCATGGTCGGCACCGACATGGGCTCTCAAACCCAAGTGATCGGCCTGACCGTCGAGGCTCTCGACGTGCCGGTCGACGTAAGCAGCCCGTACAAGCTACTGATCAGCAACCTGGACAGCACCAACTACGTCGAAATGGGTTTTGTGTCCGGCACCTACACCATGCGCATCCCGGCCGGCGAGACCATGCTGATCCCCTACGTCAACGCCACCCTCTACCTGCTGGCCAACACCTCCGCGGTGACCGTCCAGGCCACCTTCTGCGAGATTTAACGCACCAACCCTATGGCAAACGAAGTCGAGATGAGCGCCCGGCTGTACGCCAGCAAGGGCGGCGCCGTGATCAATTCACTGTCCTACAGCGCAGTGGCAAACATGACCGGCACCGACATGGGTCAACAGACTCAGGTGGTCGGCACCACCGACGAGACGCTGGATCTGACCGCCGACCTGTCGACACCCTACCGCCTTCTGGTGGTCAACCTTGATCTGGTCAACCCGGTCTCCATCGGACCTTCCTCGCCCTACTCGTTTCAGATCCCGGCCGGTCAGTTTATTTTGATCCCTTGGGTGGATGCGACGATGTACGTCAAAGCCTCCAACAGCCCCGTCAAGATCTTCGCCCAGTTCTGCGAGCTGTAAACCATGCCTTTACAACTGCCATCCAAGCTCTCCGAGCGCGGCCTGAAGGCAGACCATGCCCGGGCCATCAACCAATTGATTGAGGCCGTGCGCCGGGTCCAGCTTGTTGCCGGGCCCGGCCAACGTGTCGAGCAGAATGCCAATGGTACGACGCTTAAGACAGCGGTAGGCTCGACCACGGTGCAGACATCGGAAGAGTCTTGGTTCTATTGATATGCCACTGGCAATTGATAGAAAGGATGCGATGTGGAACGCTCGCAACCTAAACGATCTCTATGCAAGGTTTGACAACAAGTGCGCAAGGACACTCGACGGCAAAACGCCGTTTGTTATTGGACTGAGCTCGAAGATACCTTTTGGAGTTCAATACGATTATTGCACTGATCCTGCTACAAGCTTTTATGTGACAGGAAGCACGCCAACGCAGACCCAGATTGACGTGGAGCTTTCAAAGCTCGAAAGCAAATATCTGGACGTTGTTGGTGGTCAGGTTTATGTAGACCACTACGTTACATCATTCAACTCTAGCTATTGCAATGTTGAATCAATTCAAAAGTCTTTTGAGTTACACAAGCGCAACATCAATGGCATCGACTACGACGTTCATCTAGGTTTTGATGATTGGGACTCTGGGCTGAGTTCATACGTCAGGGCTTACTTTTCCTCGGTTAGCTCGACCCCTTCACTGCCACCCGGAAGGATCCACAAACACAAAATCGCAGTTGCGGACATTAAGATTGAAGGGCCAACCGAGTTCCGGATCCTCAACACTTTTCAACGGTTTGATTGCTGGCGAGTCCATAATTGTGGACAAAATGGAGTCACGGTATTTCTTCAACTGCCAGACGGGAGCGCAGACCGCCATACGGTGCCGCCACGAGGTTGCAGGTCCTTTAGGAGACGGCCCGACGGGACTTGGGCCACAACGTGGCAAGGAGGCACTCCATGCACCTATTTCTTCCCGTACTTCCAAGGTGATGTTCCGTATTTTGCTGGTGGGCCTCCAATGTATGGACAACCTGATTCTTTAGCGGTCTGCATGGAAAGGTCGGCTAAAGCCAACAACATTGCCAACCCATTCATTGCTCTCCAATGGATGCGAGCAATGGGGGCATGGGTCGATGCTCGATACATGTACGACATCCGTGCAATGTTCCCAGAATACGAAGACCCCACCAATGCAAATACCGCAATTGGGGATGCAATATTTACGTGGGGACGGGCAAGGGTTCAGATTTACAGCAGTCTTTCCGGTGTTGTCTTTGAAGATTACATTACAACCTTTACCGGAGTCACCGACTTCATGCCAAAGCTGGAGCGCATAGGGGTCAACGTCGAGGTTGACGGCGATGTCTTGGAAATGAGCAGCAAGAGACCGGATGCAATCGTTAGGATCTACCCAATCGACTGCAACGTGTTCTTTGGGTCATCTGATCCATATTGGGAAATCAACCCAACGACCACATTCATCTCAATTGCTTACCCGTCTTACTACTACACGCAAAACGTAGCAACGCCGAATGCAGCCACACAATGGCAAGCTGGAAACGTTCCGACGTGGATGGAAACAATGCGAACACTTCGCAGGCGAATTGCTGTCGAGGAAGGTTTTATTAACGCCTTTGACGACGTTGTAGATATTTCCGAAGAAAAAGTCGGAATCGTTCGATTAACTCCAATCGGATTGCAAGTGACTGTTTCAACTGCTGTTGGGATAGATCAATTCGATGCAAATGCTTTTAGCGATTTACCCAGCTATGAGCGCACGGCAAATGTCATGGAGCTTAGAACAGACTGGAGGCCGGCCGGGTTTGGTTCAGGGTCATACAGTAATAGCCCTTACATATCGGCCAAAAAAACATACATCGTTGCACAGCCAAGCAATTACGGTGGAATGTATGGACACGTATTTCCCCAGATAGGAACCGCAATTGGCGGCGGAGCATCGTATCCTGCGGTAAATTGCGCCTACATTGCATCTGGTGGCCCGTGGGGATTTTCCAGCAGTGTCTACGATTACAACCTTCAGCGAGTTTTCACGACAAACCCTGTAAGCCCAGCCACAACCAATGTTTTCGGATCCGATTTCTGGATCAACAAATGGGGCGGTAAAGGTGGCGTTGATGCGTCTGTCAGAGTTCTTGGAAGACCAGACAGAACGGTTCAAAGCACTGGCGTTGCCGATGATGTATTCAAAGATCAAAACAATGCCGCAATGGCTTGTTTGGCTCCATGGTACACGCAGGTCTCTGTGACTTCGACTGAACAGGCTTACATTGCTGACATCAGATGGACCGCATCGACCTATTTTAATCTGCCGTATTCCAGCACTGCAAACGTTTTGGATTACGACGGGATTGGCCAGTTTTATCACAAGATCCCAAAGTCAGCATTTCTTTGGAATCTGCTAGAAGCTCACGTTTCTGGATGGAACCGCGCTGTCCCGTTGGCTCACGGTGAGGTTTGGTGCCCAATTTACGCATTTGATGCAGTTGGGGTGCTTTCCCCATCAAAGCTGGGAGACTTTATCCCAAAAGACACAACGCCCACCGGCGCCGAAGGCATTTACCTCAGTCTTGACCAGTACGATGCTTGCCTTGCTAACGGAATCGGCGCGCAAACGGGAACCGATCCGGCAACCGGAGATCCGTATTACTACGTGTCGCAAACCGAAATTTCCAGCTATTGCGGCAGCAAAGGCTTTCGGTCCTACAATTTTGACGTGACCAATGCGCGGCCATACGAATCGACCCCAATTGCTGCCACCGCGTGGATCCCAAAACGGGCCTACGGCTTTGGTGAGACCGTTGTCGGAGCCAGTTACGTTGACGCAACCAACGGCGATCTGTACCGGACAATCAGGCTAGTCGATCTGGATGTGGCTTGATCTAACTCTTGACCCTCCGATAGCCCTGCCGCCACAGGATCTTCCCAAGCCATTCGCCATGGCGCTCCACCTCCTCCTCGACCCACTCCGGATGCATGTGGTGCAGCAGCTCATGAACTAGCACCTCGAGCCTGTAACGCTCAGTCATTCGCGGGTCCAGCTCAACCAGCCCGCCACCCACCCAAGCTAAGCCGTCTGCCTTGTGTCGGTGCAGCTTGCGTTCTGTAATCTTAACCCGAGGCGTTGCCATAGTGCTTGAGTTTGAGTTGAAATAATGCTTGAGGTCAGATGTGACCATTGTCCAAGGCTGGAAACGTGTGATGGCTGTCGGGTGCAGTCACGGCAACAGGGCCAACAAGGATGCATTGGCTGCTGCCCTGCTTTTTCGGGAGCAATTTAGACCCGATGAGGTGATCCACCTGGGGGACGCTTACGACCTTGCCAGCCTTCGCGCAGGCTCTTTGGCCAACCCTGACGACTCGGATCATGCGGACGACTATCTGGACGACATCGAGTGTGGTCGAGACTTTCTAAATGCCTTGAGGCCGACGGTGTTCATCCTGGGCAACCACGATCAAAGAGCTTTGAAGTACCTGCATCACCACAACACCGTGGTGCGTGGTTTTGCTGAAGCCATCTGGGATAAGATGTGTGAGCCAATCAAACGGCATGCCCGGGTGTTCATCAAACACCACGACGTCCTTCCTCGAAGCTGGTACGCGCTGGGAGGCTACAAGTGGGGCCATGGTCTACTTTACTCGGAAAACTTCCTGCGCGACACCGCAGAGACATGGGGCAACACCGTGGTGGCCCATGCGCATCGCGCAGGCATGGCTACAGGGCGCCGCAGCGACAATCCGGTGTGTCTGTCGCCCGGGACACTGGCGGACGCGCCTTGCATGGACTACGCCCTAAAGCGAAGGGGCACGCTGGCTTGGTCGCATGGCATTGTTTTCGGCGAATACACCGACACCACCGCCCAACTCTACGTTCATCAATGGCCCCAAGGAGAAAAGCTATGGAATCTGCCGAGCTTTTAAGGCGCATCCGGGACGAGATCCAGCGCAAGGTTGAGGTCCCGGCCCCCGAATGGAAAACCGCGCTCCAGTGGGGCAAGGAATGGGGACTTGCGAGGGCTCAGACCAATCAAATGCTAACCTCGGCGGTCAAGAACGGCATCATGGAGTTCAAGACATTTCGGATTCCGATGCCAACCCGCGCATCTTACCCAGTACCACACTACCGATGCGTTTCTTCAACAAATTCAAGCCGTTGATCGAGGTCGAGGTGGTCACGCTCGACGCCAAGCTGCGGGTCGGTGAGACCAAGTGGGATGCCGTGGTCTACCGCAGGATCGACGACGGCCAGATCCATTGCCGTCCCAAGGCTGAGTTCTTCGCCAAATTCGTGCTGATCGCAAAGAAGTGAGCCCTGTTTGACCCCTGCAAACATTGGGTTTGCTCTCAAATCTACAGAAAAACAGTTTTTTGTGTAGACGGGAGACATGGTCTCGTTCATCTTGATCACGTCGAAGGCAACAACACTTTAGGCCCGGGTGGGGCCAATACCACCCAACCAGGGGCGCGACTGGCCAACGCGCACAACTTTCCAAACCATGACCACTCTTTCCAACCTAATCACCGCCCTGATCATCGTAGAAAGCAGCGGCAACGATCAGGCCATCGGCGACAACGGACGCGCCCTCGGGCCCCTGCAGATCCACCGCGCGGTGGTTCTGGATGTGAACCGGATCACCGGGTCGAATTACCGCTGGGAGTCTATGACCAACAGGGCGCAGGCCCGTGCGGTCTGTGAGGCCTACCTGAAGCACTGGGGCAAGGGCAAGACGACCGAGGAGCAGGCCCGGATATGGAATGCGGGACCTCAGGGACACAAGAAGAAGACGGCAACTCAAGCCTACTGGCTCAAAGTTCAACGCAATCTGAAATGACCAAACCCAAAACCATCAACGTGACACCCACCACCCACAAGGCCCTGCGAGACTACTGCCTCGCTTACGGCCTGAAAATGCAGGCAGTAGCCGACAAGGCTATCATGACATGGCTGAGAAAGGCGGCAAAGTGAAGCGCATCCTTGCAATCGACCCGGGCCTATCGGGCGGCCTGGCTTTCTACGGCCGCAGCGGCGTGACGCTGGACGCCATGCCTGTCACCGACGCCGATGTGCGCGACCTAGTGCTCGACAGGCTGGGTGTGTCAGACGTGGTCTACATCGAGAAGGTGGGCGGCTATGTGGGCGGCAAGGGCGCTCCCGGGTCGGCCATGTTCAACTTCGGGCGCAACGTGGGCTTCCTGCACGGCCTTATCGCAAGCACCAAGACCCGTGTGATTGAGGTGCCACCACAACGCTGGCAGAAGACGATTGGGGCCGGCACCTCAAAGACGCACGGGAATGGCTGGAAGGCCCACCTGAAGGGCTTGGCGCAGCAGAGGCAGCCCAATCTGCACATCACGCTCAAGACTGCGGACGCCGTGCTGATCCTTGAGCACGCCATGATTGCGGAGGGACTCAAATGAGCAAAAAACAAACTAAAGCCGAAGAAACAATCCGCCTCACACTCAAAGGGCTTCTGTCTATCTATCTACAAGAGGAAAAACTAAGTGAGGTGTACAACGCAATCGAGCTGTATTGCCGTCGCAACAACCGAGGAATAGCAATCAACGAAGATAACACATTGGACTTTGTGGAAATGCAACAAGTGGAGGAATCGAAATGACTAAAGAACAAACAATCGAAGCCATCCGCATCATGCAGGCATTTGTGGATGGGAAGGAAGTGCGGTATAAAGCGCCTAACAATGAATGGCTTCCAACGAATAATCCGGCTTGGAATTGGTTTGATTGCGAATACCGCATCAAACCCACCCCTGTCCTCCGCCCGTGGACTGCGGATGAAGTTCCGCTGGGGGCGTGGATGAGGAGGGAGACAGATCCGAAATTCCGCTGGTTGATACTTAATGTGGGAAATGATGATATGAGGATGGATTTCTATTTAAAGAACGAACACTCCACCGACGGCGGCAAAACATGGCACCCGTGCGGGGTGATGGAGGAGGGGGAATGAGCAACCAACCAAACCCAAACGTGTTTTTCCAAGGCGAGGACATGGGAATCGGAAACTTTCCAATCAAAGGAGGAAAAATCAACGACGGAGGACCGGCGTTTCCAGAAGTCCGCGTTCGTGATGGCGACAACTACAACGCTCCAACAAAGGTCTATTATCAAGGCATGACCCTTCGCCAGTACGCAGCCATCAAGTTGTGCGTACCTGACAGCGGGTTGCCGTGGCTGGACGATATGATTGCGAAGTCGAGAAACTGCAACGTAGTCGATGGGACACTCGTAATGTTTAGGTCAACAGACGCATTGCTCAAAGCGAGGGAGGCGAAATGAACGATCATATTCCTGACCTCACGAAAATGATCGGCGACACCCCAATATCAGACTCAACACCGCACAACGTGGCCGATCTGGGAATGCTGTGCAGGAGGTTGGAACGCGAACTCAACGCGGCCAATGAGCGCATTGAGCGGCTTCAAGCAGTCACCAATGACCCTCACGCGCTCTGGGCCAACTGGTTGCGTGGGAGCGTTGCTCTGCCGGTGGGCATCGGTGACGTAAGGGAGTATCAAGAGCGCATCAAGCGGTTGGAGGAGGCTTTAGAGTCCATTCGAGAATACTGGAACCGAGACAACAACAATCGAGCATTGATAGACGCTTGCTGGTACGCAATCGACAAAGCGTCGGAGGCACTCGAAGCCAAGGAAGCAAAGCCGTGAGCGACACCCCTATCTCCGACTCAACACCGCACAACGTGGCCGATCTGGGAATGCTGTGCCGCCAGCTCGAACGCAAACTTAACGCGGCTAATGACCGCATCAAGCGGCTGGAGGACGCTCTCCATCGCATTGCAAACACCGACTACCGCGGCAACCGCTCGACAGAATCACAAATCGCTTTTCAGGCGTTAACGGAGGCCAAGCCGTGAAGTATCGACCACCACAACAGGGTCATTCCGCTGAGACTGCCGCAACGATAACTCGACTCAAGTACCGGATCAAGCGGTTGGAGGAGGCTCTGGGATGTGTAGTAGAGAGCTGCGATTATCTGCACCACCGAAAGAAGCATCAGCACGGATCGGGTGAACCGTGTCCAGTTGAGGAGTTAATCCGCAAAGCCAAGGAGGCCAAGCTGTGACTATCACAATTAAGTCGTGGATTGTGCCAACACTCATCACCGTAATCCTGCTGTGCGTCATGTTCAGGCCATACCGTTCCAGTGGGCAGTATGACTTTGGAATGGTCTTTCGGCTGTTTTGGCTGATACCTATTGGAGCCGTTTGGATGGTTTACATGGGTGTACTTCTAATCATCAAGGAGGACAAGCTGTGAGTGCAATGAATTGCATTGGAACGATACTCAAACGGTTTCTTGGAATTGCGTGTTCTCATTATTGGCAACCGCTAAACGACAGTTTCCATGGCTCACATTCTCACTGGGACGTCGCATTCAATGTTAAACGAAAATGGAAATGCATCCATTGCGGTAAGCAGACGCTTTCAGCAAATCCAATTAGCTTCATCAATCAAAATAGAAACAAAGCCAAGGAGGCCAAGCTGTGAGCATTATCAAGATAAGCCAGTTTATCAACGAGCCGTGGCGAGACGTTGGATTGGACGCAGAGAAACGAGGGGTTGAAATCTGCCAGCGCAACGGGATTGAGAAACCGGAGGCCAACATGGTGATGATTATTGGATTGTGCGATATTGTAACCAAGCTAGAGCAGGAGAACGGCGCTTTCCGCGCCGGCAAGGAACTGGAAGAGGCCCGAGCCAAGATCGTACACCTGGAGGACCGCATCAACCGAGCCGCAACAGCGTTCTTCCGAGACGGCTCAGATGGTAAGGTTGCATCTGGAATGCTGACGATATTAGAGGAGGGGAGAAACAAACCATGACATTCTCCAATGACATTCAGCGGATAATGAAAGAGGGCACTGGCCTTCGGGTATTATCTAAACAAGAGATCGGGCAAACACAACGGGCGATAAAAGAAAAGAAGGTTGAGTTTACCAGCTTTTGGAATCGCAAGCGCGGAAAGGCAACAAAATGAACGACAAGCAGACAATCAATACGATGATGGAATACGGCGGGTCATTTGTTCGTAAACTTGGCGCTGCCGCCTATGTGGCAGACGAGGAGAACCTTGCCAAGATCAAAGCGACATGGCCCGACTACTGGGCGAAATACAGCCGTATGGCAAAACAACTTTCAGAGGTTGAAAAACAAGCCTCTAGGTAAACAACAACACAACAAAGAACAACATGGGAATCACAGTATCAAAAAAACAAGGCGGCGGGAATTTTACACCCTGCCCGGAATACACAGGCCGAGCGGTCTGCATCGACATTACTCCGCTAAAAACCTACGAGACCGAGCATGGCACCAAGCAAAAATTCAAGATCGCCTTCGAGATCGACATTCTGGACAAATCACGCAACCCGGTGCAGCCCTGGGTGATTATGACGGCACCGATGACGGCCAGCCTGCATGAGAAAGGAATCCTGACCAAGTTCCTCAAGGACTGGTATGGCCGGGCCCTAACGGCCGAGGAGACAGTCAGCCTCGACTTGGATACATTGATCGGCCGACCAGCCACCTTGGTCATTGCCCACGAGTTGAGCGAGGACGGTTCCAGGACCTACAGCAACATCAAGCTCATCATGCCCCACAAGAGCGGTGAGCCCCTTAAACCCTCGGGCCTGTGGGTCCGTATGCAAGACCGGCCGCCGAAGGATGACGATAAGGCGAAGACCGTGACGCCGGCAACTGCGGCGCCGGTCAAGATCGGTGACATTAAGGTGCATGTCGGTAAGTTCCGAGGCATTGCCCTGTCGGAGCTGACCCACGAAGCCGTGCGGGGCCTTGCCGAGCATTGGCTGCCTAAGGCCAAGGTCAATTCGGGCAAGAGCCCTGAGGACATCCTGCTGATCGGTGCTGTGACTCAGCGCATGGAGGAGATCAGCGCACAGGAAGATCCCACCGATTCAGACGTTCCATTCTGATCCTTTGACTGACTCGTAGGAAGCCGGGGGCGCGTATCGGCCGACAAACGCGCATCAACTACTAACCCAAAGCAATTTAGCAATATGCCAGCCAATTCAAAAATCATCTTCGACATCGAGACCGGGCCCCTGCCGGTCGACCAGCTCAACATCCCGCCCTTCAACCCGGCCGACGTGAAGCTGGGCAACCTCAAGGATCCCGACAAGATCGCCGACAAGCTCCAGGCCGCCGAGGCCAACCATGCGAACGACTATATCCGAAATGCTGCCCTGGACGCCTTATCGGGCCAAGTGCTGTGCATCGGCTACTGGATGCCCGGCGGTAAAGGCTCAAACATCCTGTGCGCTGATGCCGATGGTGAGGCTGCTATGCTTAAGCAATGGTGGGCGCTGCTGAATCAGCACGAGCGCAACCCCATGCTGATCGGCTTCAACATCAAGGCATTTGACCTACCCTTCCTGATCAAGAGAAGCTGGAAACATCGGCTCGAGGTGCCCTACTGGCTCCGGAGCGGTCGCTACTGGGCCGAGACCGTGATCGACTTGCGCGAGGTGTGGCAGCTTGGAGACAGCCGGGCGCACGGAAGCCTTGGTGCAATCAGCAGGCACTTGGGCCTAGGTGACAAGGGTGGCAGCGGCGCCGAGTTCAATCTGCTGTGGAATACCGACCGTCAGGCAGCCATCGACTACTGCCTGCTGGATGTGGAGCTAACCAAACGCGTGGCCGATGTGCTGATTCCGGCGTACTAAGGTCTGGACAACAACCAGATCAGCAGATAGGGAGCAGCCCGTCGACGTGAGCTGTGAGAGGTAAGCGTTGAACCTTCAGAGAAAACATGATCAATCAATTTTTCCCCGTCCGTATCGTGAACGTCGCGTTGTTTCTCCGCGATTCCTCACCGCGATGCGTGACGGGGCTTTCCGTTTGATACATGAAACACGAACTCCCAAAACAAGAACACACTCAGATCATAGCATTTGCCACAGGTCACGTTTGGATCACTCAAACAATCAATGGGCAGGAGGTCTTCATTGTGATTCCAGTTCAAAATGTGGACATTTTTTGCCAAATGATTCAGGAAGCAAAACGCGATGCAGAGGAGAAAAGAGACCGAGCCGTAGAAATCAGGGCTTATTTAGCTCGAAAAGGATCCAAAGCATGAGAATCCGGACGATCAAACCAGAGTTCTTCCACCACGAGGGACTGTTTGAGGCCGAGGCAGAAACCAAGCTGCCGCTCCGTGTGGCCTTTGCTGGCCTCTGGTGCATTGCTGACCGGGAAGGCCGTTTTAAGTGGGAGCCCAGGCGCATCGGTGTGCAGGTACTACCCTACGATGGCGTCGACTTTTCACGCGTGCTCGACGCGTTGGCCACGCGTGCTTTCGTTCTCAAGTATCGCGTGGGTGACGCGTGCTTTGGATGGATTCCAAGCTTCCTAAAGCACCAGGTGATCAACAACCGAGAATCGCAGTCTATTCTGCCGGATCCAGAAGGAAACATTGAGCAAACGCCAATAAACACCAAGGAAATTGACGCGTGCCCCACGCGTGCCCCACGCGACGACCACGCGGGTCAAGGGGAAGGGAAGGGAAGGGAAGGGAAGGGAAAGGAAGGAGTTTCGCAGAAAGCCTTGAGTCCTGACCTCGAAGCCTTTCGCCTACGAGTTGGTGCTTTGATCAAGCGTCGACCAACAACCCAGTGGAGCACCAAGGAAATCAAAGCCTTGAAAGAGATCTTCGAATTTAACACCTCGGAGGAAGACTTGGTTGCCTTGGAAGCACGCTACCAGTCAGACGACAAATACCTTCGCCGTGAGCTGATGACCCTGTTGAACAATTGGAACGGGGAGATCGACAAGTCTCGAAGCATCTTTCCTTCTGGGAACAACGGCACCGGCGCGTACAACACCGACATCACTAACTGGCAATGAGCGACCCCTACTTTGCCCAAGGCGACGAGTTTGGCCTGATCGGAGCCTGTCTCTCCGGTGGTACCGATGTCTGCCACGAGGTGTTCTCCAAGATTCCAACCGACGCCATCCAGAACGACAGCCTGAGGCAGATCTACGAGGTGACCAAGGGCCTCGTTGCCAAGAGCGATCCGGTCAACCTGCAGACCGTGGTTAAGGAGTGGAAACGCTCCATGAGCCAAACTCCGGTACCTTTCGAGGCTCTGAACAAGTGCGACGAGCTATGTCCCAGCCCAGCCAATCATCCGGAGTTTACCAGAGCGGTCCTCGAGGCCCATCACCGCCGGCAGTTAAAATTCGCCGGAGACCGTCTAATACGTGAATCCGCTGTCTCCACCCTCTCCGTCGATCAAATCGTCTCTAATGCCGAAGCAGGGCTCACCGTTGAGGCATCCAAGGAGGAAGTCCAATCATCCAAGTCGGTTGTCAGTCGGTTCATTGACTCGACTCAAGAACGATTTTCAAGGCAAGGCCAACTGTCAGGGATTACTTCAGGGTTCAATCGGCTGGACAAAATGACCGACGGTTTCCAGTTGGGTGAGCTGGCCATCATTGCTGCCCGTCCAAGCATCGGTAAGACAGCCATTGCCATTGCCATCGCCAAGGCAGCCTGCATTGACTCAAGGGTCCCCACCTTGTTTATCAGCCTTGAGATGTCCGATGAATCCATCGTGCGCCGGATGGTATCAACCGTGGGCACAATCCCCATGCAGGACATTAAGACCGGCCAGTTAGACCAAGGAGGCATGAAGGCTATGTCGACAGCATCGGCCAAGATCGCAGGCAGCCCGATTCATTTTGTATCAGGATCCGGGGCGTCTAACATTGCCACCATCACCGCGGTAATACGTCGGGCCGTTCGCAAGTGGGGTGTAAAACTGGTGCTGGTGGATTACCTTCAGAAGATCCACGGCAGCAGGGTAGCAGAGAAAAAGACCTACGAGATTGCCGAGGTATCTGGCAGACTCAAAGGCGTGGCCTCCGATACCAAGACAGCCGTGGTCGCCCTGGCTCAGCTCAATCGAGAGAACGAGAAGGACAAAGGCCGAGTGCCTCGACTGACTGACCTAGCGGACTCTGGGCAGATCGAGCGCGACGCAGACCTTGTTCTATTGCTCAACAGGGAGCGCAACCAACCCCAAGGCGAGGCTGTCATTGCAATAGCCAAACAACGCGACGGTGAGTGCGGCCTCGTGCCTCTCTGGTACGAAGGCCAATACTGCCGCTTTTCCGATCCATCCCCAACCTTCTGATTTTTTCCATGACAACTAAATACAACATCATTCACAACTACGTCCTCCAAGAAGCCAAACAACTGGTGCGCTTTGCCATCAAGAGGGGCTGGATGTCCTACCCTCCCGGCACCCGGCTCGACATCGAAGGCGACCCAATCCCCAACCTAGACACCGAGGGGAAGACAAGCAGCCCGATCACGCCAGAGCTTTGCAACAAAGCATTCGTTTTGCGCGAAAGAGGAATGAAGCTAGACGATATTGCTTTAGCTTGTAGTGTTCCGCGTGGTTCTATTGCTTACATCATATCACAAGGGCATGAGGCTTACCTATTAAGGCTTAGAATAGATCCCAATAGCACTAAGGAGTCTCCTTAAGATAGTGCTAGAACAGGTGAACGCGAGACCCCTATCAATCTGTGTGATCAAGCACAAAAAACAATACCTATGCAAAACAATCACATCCAGTTTCTTGTGGATCAATACGGATTAGCAAACGTGGCTTGGTTTATCCGGTTAATGAAACGCGGAACTCCGCCCGAGCAATTGGCCGGCTATTGCGTTCCAAACCCACAGGACAGCAGGCGCGACGGTGTTTTCCGGGCTCTGCAGTACGCCGGCACTGTGCCCGACTCGATGCTGCCTCCTGACATCCAAAAGGCTTTGAAGCCATGACACAACGAGAATACGCCAAGCATGCCGGTGTTTCGCATGGCTACGTCACCCAACTGGCTGCGAAGGGGATGCCGATGCATAGTCCTGAGGCCGCCGATGCCTGGCGAAAGAAAAACATCCGGGCCAAGTCGACGACTCAACACATACAATCGCCACCAATACCAGAAGCCCCCACAATCGAACAAGAAGGCCCCTACAGGCCGGCCGAGGCATCAAACCATATCAACACAGCAACAGCCTCTTGCGATTCCCCAGAAGGCGCCTACGAACGACAACGGCAAATAGAGCTCGAAGCCTACAAGCTGGTTGTCGTGGCCCTGAAAGAAGGCCGGGCCGACACCGCCCGTCTTGTCTCAATCCATGCTGCCGCGGCAAAGAACCTCACAGCCGCCCGGGACGAGGTGATCGCCCAGGCCGAGAAGGAACGGCGCCTTGTATCCGGAGACTGGGTGCGTAAGGTGATGCAGGAGCATGACGGCGCCGTGGCCTCACTGATCAAAGCCATGCCCAAGCAGCTCTCCGGCCGGATAGCACCGCATGACCCGGAACACGCAGAGCGAGAGCTGACTCGGTGGGTGCAGGAGGTCTGCCTCAAGACGTTACACAATACCGACCCATGGAAAACCTGACCGACCTCCAGCGCAACCTGCTCGACTACAGGCGCAACCTTTACAAGCCGACCCCGCAGCAGACCGTGGTCGAATGGTCCGAGGCCAACCTCCGGCTTACACAACGGCAGACCGAGCACCCGGGGCCGTTTTCCACGTCGGTCAGACCATACACCCGGGAGCCGATGGAAGACTGGAAGAACCCTAGCGTATCCGAGGTGACACTGTGCTGGGGATCTCAGACATCCAAAACCACCACCCTCATGGCCGGCCTAGCGTGGCTGATCGCCAACGAGCCAAGCCCAGCCCTTTGGCTGATGCCTTCCGAGAATCTAGCCCGATCGTTCAGCAAATCCCGCTGGCTTCCAATGCTCGAAGACAGCCCGACCATGCTGGAGTGTTTCCCGGCCGAGGCCGACAAGATCACCAACCTCGAGCAGAACTTTACACGGTCGACCCTGACTTTTGTCGGATCCAACAGCCCGGCAAACCTTGCCTCTCGCCCGGTACGGGTGCTGATCGCCGACGAAGTGGACAAGTTCGCCGAGGCAACCAGCAAGGAAGCCGATGCCCTCGACCTGGCCGAGCAGCGCCTTAAGAGCTTCAGCAGTTCCAAGGCATTCATGACCTCGACACCCACCGTGGTCGAAGGCCGGATCTGGCAACGGTTTCTTCGTGGCGACCAGCGCCGCTATTACCTGCCCTGCCCCCACTGCCGGGAACTGATCAAACTCGAATGGCGCCAAGTGACATGGGACGACGCCAAGACCGATGGCGGCAAACACGACCTAGCCAAAGTCCGGGCCTCGGCCCACTACGTCTGCCAGCTTTGCCTCGGTAAGATTACCGACGCCCACAAGGTGGCAGCCCTCCGACATGGCCAATGGCGCCCAGAAAATCCCAACGCCATGCCCGGCGTGCGATCCTACCACCTAAGCAGCCTCTACAGCCCTGATCGCAAGTGCACCTGGGGCCACCTCGCCGTGGCCTTTCTCGAAGCTAAATCCTCGATGGCCGGCCTTCAGGGTTTCATCAATGGCAACTTAGCCGAGCCTTGGGAGCAGCAAGACGTGCAACAGGAGCGCCCCGAGGCATCGGCCGCTGTGTCCATTACCGGAGGCCGTCGCTATCTGACTGCCGACGTCCAAGCTGTGGCGCCGTTTCTGTGGTGGGTCTGTCGCGAATGGAAGGATGGCAACTCGACATTGATTGCTGCCGGCCATGCCGATGACTTTGCCGCCTTGCGCCGGGTGCAGGTGGCTCTGGAGGTCCATGACATGGATGTCGGCATTGATTCTGGATTCAACACTCAGACAGTGTACGATGCATGCGGCAGTTATTCCTCGATCACATCCAACTCTGTCAGCTATCCGTGCGGCCTGCGGTTTCCACCGGAAGGCGGGCTCCGAAAGCCTGCCTTGATCGGATGGCTTCCGCTCAAAGGACGGGAAACCGGAGCCCGTTTTACCACCCAGAGCGGCGCCGTCCATCCGTTCGGCCTGTCGACATCCTCCTCGATGCGCACCGACGTCGTGCAGCCCCTCCTAGTGTTCGACACCGAGCACTTGCGCGATATGCTTTCCAGGCTAAGAAAGGGCGACATCGACCGAGAATGGGGCGTCCACCAGCAACCGCCAAACGTCCAGGCCGAAGGTGCTTACGTGGCGGATCCTGACCTTTACTGGCGGCACCTCGACTCACACGTCCTTCGCCCACAGGCAAATCGTGCCGGCCGGATCAAACACGTCTGGGTAAAACGCAACCAGAAGTGGCCGGATCATTTGCACGACTGTGAAATCATGCAACTTGCCATGGTTATGCTTTGGAATGACCTCGTTTCAACGGCGGCAGAGTAGTTTTGCGACCCTATTGACATCATTCAGCACTATGGGAATCTCAATGCGGAGTGATTACTTTCACGGTCGCAATCAAGCGAGCCTATTTGCGGAGTGTTTACAGTACCCTAGGCGGTACGACACTCTTGGCTGCTTTGACGGCTAAGGTAATTGCCGCGGCTACCACCATTGAATCCGGTCAAGTTGTCCGGTCGACCTCATCCTCTGACGTTTCCGTTGAGTTTGCCGAGCCCGGAAAGGGCGCTCCCACACCGTCTGAGATGGTGGAAATGTGGGAATTGCTGATTTCGGACTACGAGTTCGCCGTCGAACTGTTGAACACTTCCGGCATTGCAAGCCCGACAGATGCCCAGATTTTTGACAAGATGATGGGCGTGGTGCTTGTTGCGGTGACCAGTTACAACGGGGACTTCTCGCAATTGCGCCGGGAGCCCTACATCGGGAACCAGATGACGTAATGGGACTCTTTGATTCCATCTTGTCTCGGTTCCGGTCGGCCCCTGTTGATAAATACGAGGGAGCAGGGAACAGTCTTCGCCGTTCCTACCTAGACACGTCCTACACATCGGTTCGCTTCGACGTGTCTTCATGGACCCGGCAGGCTATTGTCAGAAAAAGCCGATATTTTGAACAGAACAACGCGGTAATGAACCGCCTTGGGGATCTGTTCGAGTCTTACACGGTCGGCAGCAACTTCTCGGTGCAGCCGGCTTCCTCTGATCCGGAATGGAATCTGCGTGCTAAGAAATGGTGGGACACCTGGAGCCGATACCCTGACATTGGATCCCGGCAGTCCTTTGGCACCCTCATGGGCTTGGCTGCCCGTGGATGGTTCTACGACGGTGAGAGCTTCCTGCTGCTGACCCGCGGCGACTCCGGCCGGCCGAGGCTGCAATTGATTGAGCCGCAGCAAGTATCCACGCCTACCGGCCAGGAGAACACGCCCGACATCTTCGACGGCGTGCGGTTTGACACGAAAACCGGCCGGGCCCTGACGTTCTACGTCGGCCAAGAGCGCAAGCAAGGCGAGCTGACCGACATCCGCCCCATTGCCGCGGATTCCATCGTCCACATTTACGAGCCCCAACGGGCAAACCAACTCCGCGGACTGCCTTTTGTCGCGTGCGTCATCAATGACCTGCACGACCTGGACGACCTCCAAAAGCTGGAGATGGAATCGTGCAAGCTGGCTTCCAGCGTTGCCCAAGTCATCAAAACCAGCTCCGGGGAGGTCCAAGCCAGCAGCCTGCGCTCTGGTCTGGGCGCCACTCAGGGCACTGCCCAGAGCTATTACGAAACCGTGTTCGGGGCCTCGGTCAAGGTCATGAAGACCGGGGACGAGTTCGAGCAGTTTGTCTCAGACCGCCCTTCAGTCAACATGCGCGACTACTGGCGCCAACTGACTGAAAAGGTGTGCGCCGGAGTCGGCATCCCTTACGTCTTGGTGTTCCCGGAATCCATGCAGGGCACCGTCTACCGCGGCGCATTGGATATGTCGGCCGTGTGGTTTCGCTCTCGCCACATGGTCATGGCCTCGGCCGCCCGCCGCATCTGGGAGTATGTGATGGAACACGCCATCCGCACCGAGCCCAGTCTGCGTGATTCTCCAGACGACTGGTACGAGGTGGCCATCCAGGCGCCCCGGGCCCCCAACGTCGACGTGGGCCGCAACTCTGCTGCCCAGCTTGCGGAACTCGAGGCCGGCGTCACGACATACGATGAGATCTATGGGGCCCGGGGCATTGATTGGCGTTCAGCCCTAGAGGCCAAAGCCCAACAGGCCAAGTTCATTCATGAGCTTGCCGAGAAGTACGACATCGACGTTTCCGAGATTAGCAGGGCGCAAAAGCTCCCAATTGCACCGGAGCAAGCTGAAATCGAGGAACTCGAAATTAAGGATCCTGAGGAAGTGATTCCTCCCGTGCCTGCGGTGACCCCAACCGCATCGGCCAAACGTAAAGGAAAAACGAAATGACCAAGGTTAACAACTGGCTGTCATACAGCCCGCGAGCCGCTGCCAACGAGGCTGCGACCATTCAAATCTTCGATCAGATTGGCGAGGACTGGTTTTCCAATTCCGGCATCACGGCCAAGTCGTTTGCCGAAACCTTGCAAGCCGTCGGACCGGGCCCGCTGAATGTCGAGATCAACAGCCCTGGCGGCAACGTCTGGGACGGCCTTGCCATCTATAACATGCTGCGCGGCCGGCAGGCTCAAGTGACCACCCGCGTGGTCGGTGTTGCTGCCTCCATTGCTTCGATCATCGCCCTGGCTGGCGACACTGTAGAAATCGCGGACGCGGCCCTGATGATGATTCACGACCCGTCCGGCCTTGCCGCTGGCACGTCCGACGATATGCGGAAGATGGCTGACGCCCTCGACCAGCACGCCGCGATTTTGTCCGGCGTCTACGAGAAAAAGACCGGCAAAACTGCATCGGCAATCCGCGCCGCAATGAAGGCTGAAACGTGGTTCACGTCTTCCGAGGCTATGGACTTTGGCCTAGCCGACAAACTTTCCGAGGAGAAGCCAGCTATGGAAGCCAACGCCGCCCGTGCTTGGTTCCGTGCGTCTCTCCCCAAACTTTCGACCGGCAGCATTTCCGCTGTCGCCGATGGCGCGAACACCGCGCCGACATCACAAACACCACACAACATGACTGAATCAAATCCCGTGGTGCCGGCCGCTCCCCCTGCGCCGGCTCCCGCCGCCCCGACCGCCATCGACATTGAGGCCATCGTCGCCAAAGCTGTCGCCGCTGCTATCAGCGCCAAGGCCCCCACCGCCGCCCCTGCTCCGGAGCCCATCGTTCCGCGCATTGAGAACCTCGGCAACCCGTTGCTGGAAAAGCACAAGGGTTTCAAGGCTGGTTCTGATCGCCGCAAGTTCCTGATTGAGAACCACAGCGAGCTGATCCGCCAGAACCAGATCCACGCTCCTCAGAACACCAACACCTTCACCAGCACCTTGGTGGTGGATTATCTGGCCGACGCCATCATCACCATTGCCGCCACCCGTTTGGCGCTGTTGGACGGTTTCACCCGCAACGTCGGCTTGGACAACCTGCGCCCCCGCGCCACGGTTCGCGTGAAGCGTTACACCACTGGATCTGCCGCGCAGACCAATGCGACCAACTTCGAGACCAACGACGACAGCACTCTGGCCGCCACCAACGTGACGGTGAACCAGATCTCCAAGATCTTCAGCATCCAGAACGCTGAGTTGAATCAGGGCTTCCAGCTCGCCGACCTCGCCCAGGGGTCTGCCGACCTGTTTGCCTACGGCATTTCGGATGTCGTGACCGGCCTGATGGTCTCGGCCAACTACGACAGCCCGACCACCATCGGCACCGCTGCCAACTTCGACACGTCTGATCTCCCGGCGATCTTGGCCTTGGCCAAGAACTACCGGAGCAAGAACCTTGTGCTGGACGGTGGTCACATTGCCCGGCTGATGTTCTCCTCGGCTTCCAACACGTTCCCCGACGGCCGCCTTGCCGCTCTGGCCAACGGCCGCTTCGGCTTCGATCTGATCGCCGAAAACAACCGCTGGACCGGTGGCATCGCCAACTTGGCCGGCTTTGTCTGCGGCCCGGATGCCATCGCCATCGCCGCCGGCCTCCCGGTTGGCATGATTGCTGGCGAGTTCCTCGAGCAGCGCACGGTGACCACGGCCAACGGCCTTTCCTGCTTGCTGTCGGTGTGGTACAGCCGCTCCAGCCGCTCGCATTTCGCCTCCTACGACATCATGTTTGGCGCCGGCGTGGGTGACGCTACCCAGGGCGAGCTGCTCATCACCGCCTAATTGGCTGACCCATGAGAATCGCAACTACCATCTCGGTGGACAAGAACGGCAAAACCAAGCTTGTTTCTGGTCCCGAAGTCGATGCGACGCTCCAGCGCGACGGCTTCAACACCGCGACCGTTCCCGAAGGAGGCAAGCTCATCCTGTGGATACAGGGAGCCCTGGCACCAAAAGTTCGCAAAGGATAACAGACAACCCGGGGGCCTCGGTAATACGGCCGGGGCCCCCTCTACTAATCAAACAAAATGGCCGTTCAAGCAGACATCTCGACCGAGTACAGCATGGGCCGCGAAGGCTTTGCGCTGATCACCAGCACCGCCGCCCAGACCGGAAATTACTCGGCATTGATTCCGACGGAGCCGACGGTGTTTACGTCGATCACCGGCTTCCAGATCACCGGCACTTGGACCTCCAAGACGATTCCGGCCGGCTTCCCGCTGGTTGGCAACATCACCGGCTTTCAGATCTCCAGCGGCTCTGTGGTGGCGTTTAACGCTCGCGCCTAATGATTTCACTCGGCACAGCACTCAATCGGTTGTTTCCCGGCCAAGCCGGTGGCACTGACGCACCGGTGCTGCGCCGTGATGTTCTGCAAGAGGACAACTTCTTTGTGCTGCAAGAAGACGGCAGCGGAAAACTCGTCATCACGCTCGGAACTGCCGACCATCTTGACTTGGAGAACAACGATTTTGTTCTCCAGGAGGACAACTTCAAACTTCAAATCCAATCCAACTGACCCATGCCAGACACTAAGATTACAGCCCTTACGGCCCTTACGACGGCCGATCCCGCAAACGACATGATGCCGATTGTCGATGTCTCTGACACGACCATGGCAGCATCCGGTACGACCAAGCGCATTTCGATCAACAACATCCTCGCTTGTTCACCATCCGCCACCCTCGCCTCCGCCACCATCACCGGCGATCTGACGGTTGACACGAACACGCTGAAGGTTGATTCGACGAACAATCGGGTGGGTGTTCTTAATACTCCGACTGTTCCGTTTGAGGTTACTGGTTTGATCGCTGCGTCCGGTAGTGGATTTCAAGCTGGCGCTGCAAACGGTATTTTTGCTGGTCTGAACAACGACGGAACCAATCCCGGTCTTGATCTTCGTCGCTGGACCGGAACAGCAAACAATCATGGAACAGCTTACATCGCTACCAGCAGCTCTGGAGATGCGTTGTTCTACACCGATGCACAAGCATCGAATACGCGAGCGACGACACTCCGAATGACCCTAAACTCCACGGGGCTGGGCGTGGGGGTTACGCCGGCCGGTACTGGCGGTTGCTTGCAACTCAAGAGTGGCATCACTTTCCCAGCCACTCAAGTCGCTTCGTCCGATGCGAACACGCTGGACGATTACGAGGAGGGGAGTTGGGTTCCCACGCTTAACTCTGGCACGTTTTCGTCCGCAAGCTGCCGATACACGAAGATTGGAAACATGGTGACTATCTTCTTCGATGTCACCGTTGGAACTGGTGGCGGAAATCAAATTACCAATCTTCCGTTTACTGCTGCTGCGACTTCAACTGTTGCAAATGGTATTTACACAAATAACCAAGACTATGCGGCTGGAACCACTGCTCCAGTTGTTGTTGTTGGTGGATCTTCAGCTACTCTGTTTTTTAGGACTGTTGGCGATAACGTAGCGTTTTCCGCAATGACTCTGACAGCCGCCGCTAACCTCACTGGCTCAATCTCTTACTTCGTTTAATTCTATGATTACCCTCTCTTGGATCATCGAACGCCTTCTCGTCCGCAAAGTCGAAGGCACTCTCACAGATGTCGTCATCACCGCCGACTGGCGTTGCAACGGCATTGAAACCATCGGCACCGGCGACGACGCAAAGACCTACAGCGGCACCTGCTACGGCAGCGCGTCGTTCGCTGCGCCCAGCGGTGACTTCACGCCGTATCCTGACTTGACGCCTGAGCAAGTCCTCGGCTGGTGCTTCACCAATGGCGTCAACAAGGCCGCCATCGAAGCGAACGTGACGCAGCAGATCAACGACCAGATCAACCCTCCGATCATCGCTCCGCCGCTGCCGTGGGCGCCGAAGGTTTCGGCTTTGGTTGCGGAGAAAGCCGCCAGCGTCAAAGTTCCCAACGCATGATTCAAATCGAACTCACTCCCCAGCAATTCAACCAGCTCTACGAACTGCTGGTCATTGGCATGAAGGCCGGCAACGTCCAAAACATGAAGGTCGGACTGCCGCTCGTTGAAATCCTTGAGACCGCAGCAGCCAAACACAAGCCCTAGTAACATGGATGCAACCAACCACAGCGGAACGAATGGACTCGCAGCCTCACTGGTAACAGCGGCAGCAGCCACCGGAGCCTCTATGCTCCCGCAACTCACCGATGGAATCAGATTCCTTTCCGCCGTGGTCGGCCTTGCCGCCGCTTGTGTCGCGCTGTATAAAGCCATCAAACGCAAATGAAAAACACCAAAACCACATTCGCCGGCCTCGGCGCCATCCTCGTTGCAATCGGCGGAGCTCTCAATGCCCTGTTTGACAACGATCCTACGACCTCGTTCGACGCTACCGTCACCATCGCCGCCGTGACCGCTGGCATCGGCCTCATCATGGCCAAGGACGCCGAGAAGAAGGAATGAACGTCATCGAGCAGATCGTGACGGCCATTCTGAAATGGCTGACCGGCCTGGCTAACACTCAACCCACCGCAGAAGATGCCAAACCCGACCCCGAGCTTAAGCAAAAGCTGCTGGATCGTATTGATAAGTCTGGCGTCTAGCTGCGGATGTCAGACTCGAGTGGTCTATGTGCCCCACGGCGAGCCTGTGCGCCTCGCTGAGAGCGTCAAAGCTCGCGTCTGGGTCAAAGGTGCGGACGGGGCTGCTGTGCGCTCCAGCAACCGAATCACACTGCCGGAAGGCTGGTACTCGCTCCCCAAATGACCAACATCACCCAAGAGATTCCACGCGGCGACCGCTGGATTGTGCCTGTCTCGGTCACCATCACGGACGATCCCGCTTACGACTGGACCGGTGTTTTGGCTAAGTGCGAGGTGCGGGATGCGGTCGATAACTCGATTTTCGCAACACTCACACCAACCGCCAATCTCGACATCGCTGGCAAGGCAATCTTCACGCTTGAACTAACCGGCGCCCAAACCATTACCCGTGACATCGGCGACAAGCTGGTGGCCGACTTGGTGATCTACCGGGTAAGCCCAACGTTTGGCCCGCATACTCTTGTCGTTTTCCAGCTCAACATTGTCCGCCGAATCACCACGACGACATGAGCGAAATCGCCATTGAGATCAAAGAGCAGGTCTACGAGATCCAGTTCCCTCGGTTTGTGGCGGGAACAACCGGTGGTGGGGCTGTTGCTTGGAACGATGTCACCGGCAAGCCGGCCACCTTTCCGCCTTCTGCCCATACCCATCCGATTTCCGAGGTGGTCGGCCTCCAGACACTCCTGGACGACGCCAACGGCACCAAGCTGAATCAGGCCACAGTCAAACTGGTGCGCAAGGCCAGCGCCGGCACGATCACCAAGGGGCAGGTTGTCTACATCGTTGGATCCCAGGGCACCCACCTGACTGTCGAGCTTGCCGATGCAGATTCCGAGGCCACGGCAGCAACGACCATCGGTGTTGCCATGGGCAACATCACAAACACGGTCGAGGGCTACATCATTGTTCAGGGCTTCATCGACGGCCTGAGCAACCTGCCGACCGCCACCTTTACCGACGGTCAGGCGCTCTGGCTCTCGTCCACGGCCGGAGGATGGACCACTACCCGCCCGACCCAGCCGGCTCATGGCGTTTTCCTTGGGTGGGTGGTATCGGCCAGTAATGGGGCCTCCGGCCGCGCCTACATCAAAGTCATTAACGGCCAAGAGCTGAATGAACTGCATGACGTACTCATTACCGGCCCGACCAACGACCAGGTTCTTGCTTACGAGACATCCAGCGGGCTCTGGAAGAACAAGACACTAACTGCCGGGACTGTTACTAGCGTCAATGTAAGCGGTGGTACGACCGGACTAACCACCTCTGGCGGCCCAATCACAGGAGCCGGAACGGTTACGCTAGCCGGAACGCTTGCGGTCGCAAATGGCGGCACAGGTGCCACTGATGGCTCTGGAGCGTTGTCAAACCTTGGGGCCTACCCAGCGTCAAACCCAAGCAACTTCACATCCAACACCGGTACGGTCACCAGTGTGGACGCTTCTGGTGGTACGACTGGACTGAGCTTCAGCGGCGGGCCTATCAACGGAGCCGGAACCGTGACATTGGGCGGCACATTGGCCGTGGCATCGGGTGGCACCGGAGCAACGACGTTGACGGGCATCGTCAAAGGAAACGGCACCGGCGCATTTAGTGCAGCAACTGCTGGCACAGACTTCCTTGCCCCATTCGGATCACAGACTCAATCGCATGTCTACGCTGCACCCTCTGGATCTGCTGGCTCGCCATCATTCCGAGCTTTGGTTGCTTCGGACATTCCGACCCTCAACCAGAACACGACTGGGACCGCATCAAATGTCACAGGGACGGTGGCGGTGGCCAATGGCGGCACCGGAGCAACCGATGCTGCGACCGCTAGGTCAAACCTGACCGCACAAAAAACAATCACGTCGGGCACCGCCGCACCGAGCGGAGGAAGCGACGGAGACATCTACCTTCAACACACATGATCCCAATCGAACCAGAGCAGGAGGTTGCGGAGAACCCGCAATTCAAGACTTCGGTCGGCGGGGCGTTTGACCCTTTGGACTTTGTGCCGTGTCAGCAGAAGGTCGAGGAGACAAAAGGCACCTGTGCATTTCTCGCGGAATCGGTAACCGGACAAACACATGAAAGCGGCATTTGAGCAAATCTTCAACGGGTCCTTGGCTCAGGTAGCCGTGGGCGGGGCCTACGACGCCACAAAGATCACCCGTGGCAAGCACACCGGGCAGTACAACCTGGGCGCAGGGGAAACCGACAAGTTTGTCGGGCCCTGTCCCGCTGGAGTCGCCAACCTGGCGGAATCCTCGCTGGCCATTCCGTCGCAGTTCGTGCATCCGGTGAAGATCGCCGACGACCTGTTCTGGATCTTCGGCTCTGACGTGGCAACCGCAGCGGCCACTCGCCGTGTCCAGCTTTGGACTTGGGTCCCGTCCACCAACACCTACACCTTTGTTGGTGCGATCACCTGCACGTTTCCCACCGCCACGAACCACACTGTCCGCGGGTTCCGTGCAATCTTGGAGAACTACACGACCGGAACCGTTGGGGTCTCAGGAACTGCGGTCACTGGATCGGGCACGGCCTGGACCACCGGACTGTCGGTCGGATCGCGCATCGGATTCGGCAGCACCGACCCAAACGCCATCACCACCTGGTATCAAATCAGCGCAATCGGATCGAACACTTCCATCACGCTGACAGGAAGCGCCGGCACAATTACGGCCGGAACTCCATACGTCATCCAGGATTTGATGATCGTCCAGGCGACGACGAATGCCACAGTCACCAACGGAGGATTGTTCGTCACCAAGGGCCTTCAATACGCCGATTTCCAGAACCCTGCCGCCGCCATCCCTGCGGCAACCACGGTGGACAAGATCAAGGCGACCTACTGGCTCAAGGACGCTGCGACCATCACCAACGACGTGATCGGTGGTTGTGCGCTCGGAGACCGCGATTCGTGGACGCAGCAGTACGTCTACAGCACCGAGGGTGCGGCTACTTCGCTGAATCTCTACCGCTACAACATCCGCACCCCACTGACCCTCACGGCGGGCGCACACACCCTCACGGGCACCGACATCGTCATCACGGGTGCCCAAACGGTCACTGGCAACATTTCCCAAGCAAACAACGGCCGCGTTGCCACCTTGCAGCACGGCCCTGGTTCCGGTGTTTCGTCGCTGTACCTGTTCACAGCCACCCGCATTTTGCGCGTGCCGCTGGCCAACATCACCAGCGGCAACACGACCTTTGTCGCCGACCAGATGTCCGAGGTTCCGCCTGGCGGCACGAACACCAGCGTTGCCACGGGCGGCTTCACTTCGATGGACGTGGCCGGATCCCTGGACAAACTAATCATCACGGGCGCAGCAAGCACTGGCACCATCTATGTCACCGACTATTACACCGGGGGCCAGCAGCTTGACCGACGCGCCGGGTGCCTGACGCCGCAACTGCCGTCTGCATTGCGTGACACCGACAGTCCGATCTTCCCGCATAACATCGCTGCAAACGTGCCCTTTGTCTGGGTGGAGGATGGCTGGTTGTTCTGGGTTTATTCCCAGGCCGCAACCACCAACCTAAACTCCCTGACGGTCTACCCGCTGGCGGCAGACTTGGAGTTTCAGGCCGAAACTGACAACCGCATCATTTGCCCCAAGATCAGCCTAGGCGAGACACCGGCCAAGTTCTATCGGGCAATGGTAAACTGTGCCGAAAATCTTGGAGATATCACGATGGGCGTCACGCCCGATATGTACCAAGTGCAGTACCGCACAGCTGGCATCGACGACAATTCCGGAGCGTGGACTACGGTGCCACAGACGGGGGATATGTCGGGCGTCTCTGCGGCGGCCGAGATTCAGTTCGCTTTCCGCTTCCGCACTGCCGGCGTCATTTTGCTGCCTGCCCGCGTCCTGTCGTTGGCCTTGATCTACGAAACGGCCGACGCCCTGCCCTCGCAATACCGCTGGAACTTCGGCGACTTCAACACGTCGAACGGGACATTTGCGTGGGTGCAGTCCGCGCTATTCGGCGGAACTCCAGGCACTCACACCATCAACATCTACCGCGCCGACACCAACGCGCTGGTGCTGACACAGGCGAGCACCGGAACGACCAACGGCACGTTTGAATACTGGAACGGGTCGGCTTGGGACTCCGGCATCGGATCGGACACCGTTGGTCGTCGCAGGCGATTCGTGCCCACCGGATCGCTTCCTGGAGGGGTTGACCTCTACGCCACCATCACCGTTGCATGAGCCTAAACGCCGGCGGAGGCCCCGCCCAACTTGTCCGAAACGTTGGATCGCCAAACAGCGTCCAGGGATTTCGAGCGACCGGACCCATCTCCGGCCCCCGCCTGGCGTCGGCACTTTCTGCCGTTGTCAAAATGCTCGGGGCGGACGGTGCCGCTCAGATTTCTGCCGCTGCAGCCGCCGCGGTGACCGTATGGCTCAAGGTTGGAGGCCTTTGGAAGCAAACCACGCCGTTCATCAAGGTGTCCGGCACATGGAAGCAGGCAACGCCAAGCATTAAAGTCGGAGGCATTTGGAAATGACCATCATCGGAACCAGCTTACAGCAAGGAATGGATGCGTTGTCCCGCATGATGGGCGGGCCCACATTCATCTGGCGGGGCACGACGGTTTCCTGCATTCCTGCCACGATCTCAGACGCCAACTCGGTGATGCCGGGTGGGTTTTCTCCTGACGTTACTGCGCGCATTCTGGTCAAAGTCCAAGACTGGACGACTGCCGATTCCTCCATTGTGCTGGTTGAAGACACGGCTTTTGCCGTCGATGCTTCAGAGACCCCTAGGCCCATCATCGGTCGCACGCTGACCTATCAAGGCAAGCTGTACCGCATCGTGTCGATCAAAGTCGACCCCACCGGGGCGTTTTATCGTGTCGATCTAGCCAGCCCAAGGAAATGAGGCCAGTCGTCAACATGACGGTCGATTCCAGCCGCTTTGATGCTGCCATGAAGCAGTATCTATTGAGCACGTCCCGAGACTTGCACAAGGCGATCAACAGCCGGTTCTTTTACCTGATGGTTCGACTGTTCGTTTTGGTGCCACCCAAGAGCCCAGGCCAGGAGCGGCGCCGCATTGCCGACTATCTTGGGACGCCGCTGGGGGACATTAACCGGCAAAGCAAAAAGACCGGCAAACGCATTGGCAAGTCCCGCCTACTTCGCCGCGTGCATCTGATCGCTCAATCCCGAGAAGCTAAAGGCGGTCGCCGCGGCCTCTACGGCCAAGAGATGAAGGCAGCAGCCTCGGCCCTGATGCGGAAAGCTATTGGATCCGTCGGATACCTGCGCTCCGGTGTGGTGAA